TCTCCCTGTGCCCAGGCGTCGGCATATGCTTCTGCAAAATCATTGATAGCAGCCTGAATGTCTGAACCAAATATAGCATCTTGCGCCTTTGCGGCATTATCTTCTATAAGGTTTGTTATCTCCTCATATTGTTTCTCCCACTCTTTAATGCGTTTTTTATCCGGGTCTTTCTTGCTCTTTTCTTCTTGTATTTGACGCTGAATTAATATCTTTTGTTGTTCAAGCAACTTATTTTGGTCTTCTATTAACTCTTTCGCATCTGTAGAATACGCTTTTTCTATTGAACGCGATAACCTGTCGTAAGAACGTGATAATGTATCTATCTGATCTTGGATTTTTTGTATTTTTTTTTCTTTACTTTTATCTATCCATTTATTTATACTTGTAATAACTCCAAATATGCTACTGGTCGCCTCTGACGCTGCGCCCATTATGTCGCCACTTTTAAATTTTTCCCACGAAGAATACACATGATTATCAAATTCGGACATCAAATTTGATAATTCCGCCCATTTGCCTAATGTTGTATCAATTTCTGCATCTTGTCCAAAAGATGCCATCATTTCGACAATACTATCCGTCAGTTGTTGCATAGCTTGAATTGTCTGATGAATTGATGTAACAATCATATCAATCATAGAAATCACTCCCGATGCCTTTCCTGCTGCTTTGGACATAGAGGCGCCCATTGCTTGCACATTTTGATCGCCGGTTTTGGCACCTTTGAGCTGCATAGCATCCCCGAGTTTCTGGTAGTTATCAATCAGGCCATTTATTCCTTGATTTTGATATGTTTGAAATCTACCTCTTTCATTCAACTTGTCGCGGTATTGTTGGTCAAGTTGCTGGGTTGCCCTTACATATTCTTCTATTGAAATTTTACCCGCATCAAGCATCTGATTTAGCTGATTGCGCAAAGTGTTATATATGTTTGATGCCATGCTTTTAGACATGGTTTCAATCCATGAAAAGAAAGCGATCCAATCGTCTGACTGCTTAGTTTCAATCTCGGCAAGGGCTGCATCTCGCTCTTTTTTTAAGCGTTCTCGTTCTCCCTGGGTTGTAGCTTTTCTAAGTCTTTCGTCGTATAGATCTTTTGTGGCTTGCAATTTTTCCCGGAAGGTACCGTATTTACTCAAATACTCATTCCACGACTGAATTTCTTTGTTAGCAGCAGCCGATAGTCCCTCTGGAGTTATAGCTATACCCGATACGCTTGCCCGTTCTTTATTTCGTTGTTCTTTATTGAACTCTCTCAAGGCTTCCGTGTATATTCTAACACCTTCTGCTGCTTTGATATTGTCAGCATAATACACCTCTTGAAGTTCGTGGTATTTTTCGCCGGCCGACCCATCGGCAGCTACGTTGGTGGCGATAACTAAACCTTTGGTGTCGGCAGCCAAGATATTCTGCGCTCCTTCAAGCTGGGTGTATATATAATCTTCCAATTCTTGCGGAGACAGAATATCCCCGTTGGGAAGGATGGGGGTGACTAATATTTCAGTTACCTTGCCCTTGGCGTCCAAAATACCAAATTGGCTACTGAAAACGGTGGCGATGCCTTCTCCTGCATCTTCCCAGCCTTTCTTTACCAATTCTGCCGTTTCAACAAGTGGGCGCGCCAAGTGATTCACATTCCCTTTGTACTGCGCAACCATCTGTTGCCCGGCAAGGAATCGTTCAGACGAAGTGTCATTTTTGTACTGGGCGTCAATTTCTTTTTTTTGTAACTCAAATAGCTTTTCTTCGGCTTCCTGTATAGCCCGGGCGCGCTTCTGGTAGTCGAGGTCTATTTGCGCGAGTTTCTTGGCCGTGCCGTCCTTCATGGAATCTACTTCGGCCTGCAACGCATCATCCCGGAGCTTTTGCAATTGCTTGGTGAGCTCCTTTAGGTTGCGCTCTTGATCGGATGCCGCTTTTTTTGCTGCGTTTTCGGCGTTTTGGCGGGCTTTTTCCCATTCTGCGTTAAGTTCGGATGGGGTTTTCCCTACAAATAGCTTTTCTGCCGTAGGCGCCAATTCTTCGTTACTTTTATCAAGTGTTGCAAGATACTCTCGAATGTCATTAGGAATATCATCCGGAAGCTCTAATTTCGTGCGGATGGCTTTGCTTGCACGTTCAATACCCTTTTCCAAACCAGCAATAGCGCCGCTCAAACCTTCTATAATTGGCGACTTTTTGCTAATACCCTTACTTTGCAGATCATTTATTTTCGTTTGTAATGTATCAATCCGATCTGCATAGGATTGAATACGTTTATATTCATCTGTACCCTCTATTTTTAACTTTTTAATTACATTTTCTGTAATAAGCTCTTGAGCTGCTTTGGCTTGTGCGACCTCAATAATTGCATCGCGCAGATTCTCATAAGCGCCGACAGCGTTCCCGACCATAACCTGTTCTGCGGCCATATTACCGAAGTAAGCCGGGTAGATGTCCTGCAACTTCTTGACCGCTTCGGCTCTTTCTTCATAAGGTTTGGATAGATCGGTCGCAGCCCTATACAGCAGGTTCAATTTGGTTAATTCGGATTGCGCCGATACTGAACCTTGAGCCATTGCGGAATTGAATTGCTCAAGAGCCGCAGTAGCAGCATCTATGGTAGTTTTGCCTTTGAACAGCGACGCTACCCAGTTGGTTATTTCCTTGCCGTAGAGGGTAAGCACGGTTACGCCGGCGACAAGCAGGGTTTGCCAGGAGAAGATCGACGATGCTATCTGTTTCCATACGGGCGTGAAGGTTTGCCCGGCTTTCTTCAATTCATCAACCGATTTCTTCGCCCGTGCTATTTCATCGGCCAGCATCGGCAGGTTGTTGGATATGGCGGAAAAGAATATTTGCGGGCCATATGCCAGCGACGGCAACTCGCGGGCAACCTGCTGAATCTGAAATCCCAGCATATTGAACCCAGAGGCGTAATTGCCGACATTACGGGTATGAATGCCCATCGACGCATCCAGTTCTTTGATCTTCGTGTCGAGCGATTCGATGTTTTTAAGCATCGTTTGTCCTTGTGCCCCCTCTCGTTCTGCGTCGCTCATATTTTCATACACCGCCCGCATACGGGTAAGTGCCTGAGACATTTCATTGATCGATCCGACGGCGGCCTTCTCCAGTTTGATTTGGTTGGTAAGCTCCCGCTTTAATTGGGATATTTCCTGCTTGTATTCCTCGATAGATACGGCGGCGTCCAATACTTGCGCCCTTTTCTTTGCAGACAATTGCCCGTTCTGCTGCTCTTCCTTATTGAGCGCGGCGACATCCGCTTTTAATCGTGCGATCTCATTCGAATATAGCCTAATTTGGGCCATTGCCTTTGTTTTTTCGTCGTTGGCGGCTTTAAGCGCACCAAGCAGGTCATGATGTGCCGCAGTTTCGGCCTGGGTGGCCGCTGTTCCCGCCGTAGAACCTCCGCCAGTAGTTCCGGTCGTGGCCGATGCGGCAGCCTTGGACGCCGCATCCATTGCCTGCTGCTCCATCTGGGCGATTTTGCGCATTGCCTGTTCGACGCGAGCCTCCATATCGGCAATATGGCCATTTATGACTTTAAACCCGTCTGAGTTAGACGGAAATTTCTCCAACAACTGATATAACAGTTTCAGCGATTTGATAAAATTATTTAACTTTGCGGTGTCCGCATTTATTTTGAATGATAATGCACTCATTGCTACTTATTAAAAAATTCATTAATTTGCTATTCTAAGGGAACTCCGTAGTTGTAAGTTTGGATTACCCGCGTTACGGTAAAAACCATAACGCGGGTTGTTTATTTTAGGGTTCTTTGGCTATCGTTTCGGCTAAACCGAGCATAATAGCGGTTATTTGCGATATGTCCTCAATAGGAAGCATCGCCAAGGTTTTATTGTATGCATCGAACAGCTCGGGCAATGATGCCCGCCGCATTATCCGACGACGCAAAAACCATATTCTAATCCCGGCGAATACATTGCGGCTGCCAACGATAGCCAGAGCGACACTATGCGCCATCGCTGCTATGCATGCTTCGCTCTTATCCGGCGCTTTATTAATATGCCGGGCTGTCATGATCTCCGCTGTGGTCTGAGGGGTCATCCTGTATATCGTGTAGCCTCTCCGGGCAATACGGATGCTGATAAAATCCCTTTTCCTGCTATCAGCGGGTAACATATTTGCAAGTTCCGCTAAGGTCTGTATCATAACCTCTTTTTTTACTTTTTCCATTGTATAATGGTATGCTTTTTTGATTTATTTGTTTATTTCTTATCCGGCCTCCCCCGGCGCCTGTCGCGCTGTGCCCGCAAAAACTGGAGCTTCCTCTTCGCTTGGTTGATCCGATGATTGCATATGCCGTATATAATTATCATCAGTTCTTCCCGGCTCAGTTCATTTGTCCACACCGAATAGTCGGCGATAGTTGGCCGCCCTTCCGTCCTTCTCCCCATTTGCTTTTATCGAAAAATGATTATCTTTGACTTGTCGAGAATCAAAGTGCGGGAGAATAGATTTAGGGCGGTTGGTTAGGCGGATGTATAGTCCGCCTCTCTTATCCCCCTCTCTTATTCTTTGAGGCAATCCAACGCGTCGGGATGGAGTTCTATGGTACCCTCGTATGATACCCTAATGACACTACGGTAGTCCGTGTCCTCCGGCAGAATCGCAGTCCTGAACGACGGGTGTCCCGCTATCAAAGCATTCAACGCCTCAACCGCACGGCGCACCTGTTCGCATTGCTGGAGCACACGCCCGCGCAAAACTGCCTTGTCAATTTTATGCTGCTGGTGTTGGCCAGCCAGCCAGTCGGTAGACAATTTGACCTTATCCCCGTTTACGATAAATGCCTTAGGGTCGAGGGCGTCAGCCTCACCGACACGCAACGCATTTTTGGCCACCTGTTGAGAATTGTCGATGACGCTATTCATGTACTCACTTGCCCGCGCCGTGAGCTCTTCCCGCGTTGTGACAATCTTTATCTGCTTCGCGTCTTCGGCGGCAAGCCGTTTCGCCTGTGTTCGGATCGCCTTGCTGTCAGACAGCGCAATATCCGCAATGCTTTCGGTGGATACGTCCAGTCGCGCCGCAATAAGTTGCTGGATGGCGGCTTCGAGTTGCGGGACGGCCGCTGTGTGTGCGTTGATATAATCTTCGTATTTGTTTGTTTTCTTGTTAGTTGCAGTTTTCATATTCAATAACAGTTTAATTTACATTTTTAAAACCTGATATTCGGATTTAAGGTCGAATCCTTGGGGACATAGCCGGGATGCTCAGCGTCGGGCAATGCCTGCGCCCATTCTTTCGCTAATGCCTGGTCTTCCTCGGAATAGTCAGGGGCTTTTACCCCCTGTTGTTCGTTTTGATCTTGCATTTTTTTTTGATTTTTTAAAAGTTTCACAATTATATTTGCCCTGAGTAGTTTTCTTTCTATTTTTGGGTTAGTGTTCATGGGTCGGGCATAGGCGGAGTTACGCCGCCTATGTTTTTTTTCGCCTTCCCCGCAAGCCTCAATAACCTACGCGCTAATCTTTGGGCCTGGTCGGGGCTAAACCACAGCATCGCGCAATTGCCTTGTATGAAATCAGGGTCGTGATCGCTCACATCCGGAATGTACATGACAATTTCGTCATCGCCCCTATGCGTGCCGTTACTGTCGATAATCGTCGTCGTTACGCGGTCGAGCGTCAACCCGATGCCGTGCTGGTTGTCAATCTTGATTGCCTTCATCATGGGTGTTTTTTGGGTTGAATTTGGATTTTGCACCTGTCGGCCTGTCATGCGCGGAACCTCCCCGCCTCGAAGCCGTTGGTCATATAGAATGCGATTTTGTCGGCTGTGTACTTCTCACCGCCCCGGATGCACAAGGCCGTGCCGAATCCGAATTCCGATGATTTTGGATAACGTTCGTAGGGGTTGCCGCCCTCGTCTTTCGCTTTGGGTGCTTTGAATGCCTCGTAATAGGTCAGCCCGCCGGGCGTCGTGCGTTTATAACAGTACATCCCATTGGCCTCGTTGTGGGCGATTTTCTCGAATTTGTCGCCGAACTTTGTAAACTCGTCCCGCAAAGGCGGGTAAAATATGCGTTCTTTCATGGTGTATTCTTTCATATTTCGATTTTCTTTCGTGTTGCGGGTACTTGTTCCACCCGTGAAATTTTATGCGCTCAAATCGCGTATTACGTCAAAATGGGTTTTCGTCCGTTGAGGTATTCGCCGTGGTCTCGTAATCGGTTATCCGGGTCAGGCTCTCGTTGTGTCGAAAATAGATCCGCCCCGTCGCCCCCTCGCGGTTCTTGGCGATATGCAGCACCCCGACACCCTCAGACGATATAAGCCCGTAGCGGTTCGTGTCAATCGTTTGCGCACCGTACATCACCGGACGGTCGAGGAATAGCACCATATCGGCGTCCTGCTCGATAGCTCCCGATTCCCTAAGGTCGGACAGCAACGGGGTTTTATCGGCGCGCTCCTCAACCTTACGCGATAGTTGCGACAACAGGATAATCGGCACGCCGAGTTCCTTGGCCAGTAGTTTTGCCGAACGGCTGGCGGCGGCAATTTCCCGTTCGCGGGTGGTATTCGTGTTACGGCTTGCCGTATCGAGCAGTTGGAGGTAGTCGATAATGACCATACCGCACCGTCCCCGGCGGTGCATCGCCTTGCATTGTGAGCGTATAGCGCCCATCGTGATATTAGCCCGGTCGTTGAGGTAAACAGGCATAGCCGAAAGGGAGGCGCCGGCCGTCTCTATCTTCGTCCAGTCCGAAGCGTCGACATTACCGGTGCGGAAGGCTCCCGAATCTACACCCGAGCCGCCGACCAGCATACGCCCGGCCAGTTGGCCCGCCGGCATTTCCAGCGAGAACAGGCACACCGGCACGCCTGATGCGGCTGCAGCACGGGCAAAATGTAGCATTATGGCACTTTTGCCCATCGCCGGCCTGCCAGCCAATACGATCAACTGACCACCACGCCAACCGCCCGTAAGAGCGTCGAGACGCTGCAACCCGGTAGGAATGCCGATGCACTGGCCGGACTGCCGGGCCTGCTGCCGGCGTTCCAGATCGTCGAGAGTGGCCCGTATGACGTCCGACAACGGCGCAACGTTATCCGAATGCACGACCCGGTCGATGATTGCGGTTATTTCCGAAGTAGCCCAATCCACAATACCGTCGGGATCCGACACGGCACGCGCCGCGAGTTCGTAGCCGAAAAGGCATAAACGCCGCCGTGTTTCGGTGTCCGCGAGTAGCCGAGCGTGCTCCAGCACATTAACGCCGGAACCTACTACGCTGGTCAGTTCCGAGAGATAGCGGAGCATTTCCCGTCCCTTGAGTTCCGGACACTGCGACAACGTGTAAAGGTCTATTTTCTCGTTGCGCTCCAACATCGAGAGCATCGCTCCGTAAATTTTGCCTTTAGTTGCGTCTACGAATGCCGAAATTTCGACGATCTCCGCCACGTCGGGCAGTTGATCCGGTTCGAGAATTAAAGCGCCCAAAATAGCCCTTTCGAGCTCAGGAGATTCCGGGAGACCCTCAACGGGCGCCGGGCGGTTATAGGTCTTTGTAAACTCGTTTCGTCTCATGGTTTGTTTGATTTTGGGTCGTGTTGCTGAATTCGGATTTGCGGCGGATCCAATTTCGCGCGGCGGCTTTCCAGTCTTTTATGGGGTTTTTACCCGTGCGCCAGCCGTTGGCCGTGAAATAGTCGAAAAAGCACGCCGCATCCGTAGGGGTTCCTTTAATCGTCGAAAAATAATCTTTGACTATTTCGATATCGGGGACGACAAACGCCCCGCGTTTGGATGTCCCGTTGCGCGGCTTGTCCGCGCTGGTTGGTGCCGGTGCGTCGTTACGTTCTGCATTCGTAGGTTCCCCCTTACAATCCCCCTTACTATCTATATCCTTATCTACATCCTTATCCTTATCCTTATAAAGGTTAGGTTCTTGGTTAGGGCACTGGTTAGGTCTTTGGTTAGGTCTTTGGTTAGGTTCGCCCGCCTTGCCGCTTGGGTTATTTCGGCTTCCTCTGGGTGCTCCTCCTTTCCGACCATTCTCCACACAGGCGTCGTATCGGTTATGTGCGTTATCAATTACGGGCTTGATCGCAATAAACAACGCCTTTGCAACTGCATTGCTATCCGCTCCCGGCGCAATGCCTTCAAAAGCATAGTCGAATATCGTTTCCGATACGACCTTATACAAATCCGGCGGTAATTCGCGCAAAGATTCACGGAAAGAGCGGTAATATACCATCGTGTCGCGGCTCATCGTGTACCTCCTTTCCGGGCTTGCTTACGCTCCCATTTAACCCAATCCGCCTCAAGTTGAGGGTAGCAATAATCATAGAAAATACGGGATAGATCAGGCGGCAAGTCGGGGACGATACGGTCAAGGCCATACATTACAACCGCATCCATAAATAACCGATAGTCAACGGGTGCAAGCCCTTCCATCGCACCCCAAAAAGAGCGATAAAAAATAAAACTATTACGCTTCATGGTCGGCCTCCTTCCGGATAAAGTACCGTTTGAAACGCCCGCCGTGCTCGCTGGGCACCCATTCATCGAGGATGTCGATGCCTTTTGCCCTCAGATCGCGTATGCAGCTCCGAGGATCGGACAATCGCAGGGCAACGGAAATATCCGCAACAGAATATTTTCCGCCCGTTTGGAGTAAATTATAGACCCGATGCTGATGGAACGCTAAAGTTTTTTGCGTATCTTTGCTGATGCAAACATCAGGGGTTGCCGCTGCGTGCTCGCTTCGAGCGCCGGCGGCGATCTTCATTTCATACATAGCCCTGGTGTTATTTACGATTGGCACTTTCGGTAATACGCAATGCGGCGGCTGCCCGCCTGTCCTCAGAATGAACGGTGCGGGATTCAATCCACGTCAAAAGCTCCTTTTTCGAAAACACCACGCGGCGTCCGAACTTCTTGTAGGGGATTGTGTTTTTGTAGACGTGATTATAGAGCGTCGCCCGGGTGGTGGGTATGCCTTGCTCGGTCAGGAACCGGGCGGTGTCCTCAACGTTCATTCCGTCGGTTTCAGCGGGCTCGTTCTTGCGCCGGAAGTCGGCGAGTTTGGGAATGATCGCGTTTACTGCATCGGTAATGATGGATTGCAGTTGCGCGGGTGTTGTTACGATGATATTTTCCATATCTTTGTATCGTTTTCGTTATACACTTGCCCGCGTCCGGGCATTAGTGAACGTTCACGACACAAAGGAGATAAATATATATTACATCCGTAAAAACCGGACAATCAGAGTGCATAATGAAACCCTATGACACCTCGCACATATCATCTGTCCAGTATTTACCATTTTATTATACGCAGGCAATAACACAATGAAATGTCATGAAAAACATCTGTCCAGTTAATAGCCGCACACACACTCAAAAAAAATTACAGTTTTTTTAAATTTTCTATGGTTTTTTGCACCGCTATATTGATCTGACCAAAGTAAAACCCATGAGATTCAATAAAACCCTTAGCAATCCAATCCGTTACTGTTTTTCGATTCCTTCCTGTTATTTTAGAAAAATGGGAGGCGCTTATATATGCGTCTTCTTCACCGGCATCATCATAAATGTAAGTACGGCCTTCATCGGATTTATAAAAAGCTTCCAATTTTTTTATCGTCTCCGCAAACCTATGCCGTTGCACTCGATTTGCTCTCTTAACACGAATGTCTATTACATTCCAGTCATAGTCATCCACGCAGACACCACAACACGTTACAAGGTCTTTTATAATAGCATTTTGAGCATCTTTCGAAAACCTCATTAGGAATTTATCAAATTTATATCGTCCCATCTTGATTTAAAATTTCGTTAATATTTCCGCATTCTTTACCCGCTCCTCCCGCTCGAAGCTGGCCAGGTAATTCTCGGTTGTTTTCAAGTCCTGGTGCCCGAGGCTTTCCGAGATATAGGCAATATTTGCCCCCGACCGCTTTAACACCGTAGCGAAGGAGTGCCGGGCCGTATAGGTCGAGATATTACCGATACCGAGCTTTTCGCCTACCTCCTTCATGCGCTTGTTGATAGAGTGCGTTAGATCCTTGGTTCGAATCTTGGCTGCCATAGCATCCTCCTTGCCCGTCAGTATCGGGAAAATGAAGCTATCCGGCAGTTTCGGATTTCCCCAGCGGTCGATGATTTCTTTCATCGGCTGGGTCATCACAACCCGAATATCTCGCAATGTGCGGATCGTGTTCCGGGTCTTTGTACGTTCGAAATAAATTTCACCCTTTACAATATCCCGATACCTCAACTTTACGAAATCCGCAACGTTTATACCGTTGCACAGGTAGAGGAATAGCCAATAATCGCGGTATTTGGCCGTTGCCTCGCTTCCATCGTCATAACGGGCTATTTGCCCTATTTGCTCCAATGTAAGCGCCATTTTGCGTCCCGTACCTGATTGTATTTTGTATTTATCTTTACCGAGGCCAAAAGGGTATTGCGCCTCCTTGATTGCTCCCTGTCTTTTGGCTTCGTTGAGAATTGCGCGCAACGTCCGCAAGTGTATTGCTATTGTAGTTTGCCGCTTCCCTTCTTTACGCATGAAATCGGCATACTTTCCCAACCACGCCACCGTGATAACATCGAACCGAATCCGCATCCCGGCAAACCGCTCCAACCCCTTCAATACATTGTCGTATATCAACATATTTCCTACACGTCCAGCCTTCTCCAATTCTGCTATTTTCGCCCGAAACATCGTATTAACCGTATCGGATGCTGCGCCTTTTAGTCGGTTATTGAGAGCGTCGAGCGAGAACCCGCCAGCCCCTGCCAACTCCTCAACAGCCGCCCGCACGATCTGGTAGCTGCTTTCGATGTCCTTGCGAATCGCCACAAGTGTACGGGCCTTTGTAGTCGGCAACATTTCCCATTCTTCAGCGGTCAAATCTTTACCAGTAGTGTAATAACACAATCGCCTGCGATAAGTGACACGAATACGCACCGGAAACAAACCGTTTTTCTTTGGGTGGCTTGTATCAATCACCGCGGCGACAGTTACCCCATCTTTCGAGTAGTTCATCTGTTTATAAATTTGGATTCAGGTAAACAATTTCGAAACAAATATACATAATTAAATCAAATCACCAAAAACAAATCGAAATAAAATCACTATATTTGCATCTGAAAAACAGCTATTTACAAAATAAAATAAAAACTACTGAAAATCGGCAAAAATCGCCGAATTACGCTTTGGGAGCAGGGGGTCGTGGGTTCGAATCCCGCTACCCCGACAAGTAACAAAAGCCTTTCAGAATCATCTGGGAGGCTTTTTTGCGTTTTGTCGCAGACTACGCGATTTTGCCGATTTTGGCTCGGTTAACACGTTTTTTGCCCGTTTGTGTAAACCAATGTGTAAACCGAGATTTACACGATGAAAGCTAATGTTGAAGTCATTTGCTGCAAATCCAAACCTCTTAAAGACGGCTATTTCCCTTTAATGCTCCGAGTTACGAAAGACCGCAAACGCAAATACGTTTCGCTCGGCCTTTCCCTGCACGAAAAGTTTTGGGATTTCGAGAAAGGCAAGCCCAAACGCAACTCCCCGGACAAGGAGCAAATCGGAACGGCTGATAGCGGCCAAAACAGCCGAGTACAACCATCTCGAAATGCAAAGCTAAGCCAAAACCATTAGCAACACGCACTTTACCGAACACTTACCCTGCACCCCTATACCCCACCGTCCGCAGCAATTCGAAAGGTCGGGGCTTGCCGGCGGCGGAAGGGACGACGGGAAAGGGCAATAGAAAGAACGACGGAAGGGGCAACAGAAGGGATAACGGGAAAAGGCAATGGAAAGAACCACGGAAAGGGCAATGAAAGGGACGGCGGGAAGGACAACAGAAAGGGTAACGGAAGGGGCAACAGAAGGGGCGACGGAAGGGGCGACGGAAGGGGCGGCAGCCGAAATATAACCGGGAAGGCGTTTTTTGCAGAAATTATTTTGACTTTTCGGATTTTCGACTTATCTTTGTGCGCTCTTAAAACGATAAGAGCCCCAAATGTTCGGGGTGTAGCGCAGTCCGGTTAGCGCGCCAGCTTCGGGAGTTGGAGGTCG